TGTCTGTTAGATCTGCAGATTTACCATCTAAAGCAAACAGTTCTTTAAAATGGACAATGAAATATCTACCCTGCTTATGTAAAATGTGGCAAGACTGAAATAGTGTTTTGTCCTTACGAGAAGCTACACCAATTCTAGTTAGAGTTTCACGTACTTTTAAAAAATCGTCTGGTTCAGATAATACAACTTCCAAAGGGTGATACCCCGGGAAGTTAATGTGTATGATATCAGTACTCATTCTTTCCACCTTTTGTTATTCTTCTTTTCATTTCATCAATAATCGAATCGTTTAGAAGTGGGAGTACTTGTTTGGCTTTTTCTGTGCTGTAACCATAGTATTCTTTTATGACTTCCAAATCATCGATTTTCTCAGCCTTGATCCATTTATTAAATCTTTTCTTAGGCCTAATGATATTTATTAAAAAATGAAATTGAAGAATTTTGTCCAGGTGGGGACGAGAATTCATTTCGTTTGCGGGGATTACTGTATCGTGACCATAGGATAAACCCTTGTTAATGATGAAGGGATTATACTGTTTCTCCGACCAATCGTCAACTATCAGATTATCTTTGCTATAATGTATAGCATTGATAAAATCAAAAGGGGAGATGGCGGGCGCTTTATAGGGCGCCACTATTACTTCGTCTTTTGGTTTACCTAGAAAATCCAAACTCATGTCAACATCCTAATTAAACCGATAGAGTCAATGGTAGTGAGTAGTATATAATTTGCGAGCATTCCGAAAGACTTCCTAGTAAAAGAAGCCCAAGCATACATGGCACAACCACTAATCCAAATAGGATAAAGAGCGAGAAGAGGAGGCGTTGGAACCGTGAGCGCCATAGTAATTGAGCACCCAACACTGATAGCCCAAGCAAGCAACTCAACCACGAAACGAAAACGATTGCTAGTATAGTCATTTTTTATCCATTCAAAAGTAGGTCGTAATAGCTCATTCATTTGAACTCCACTGATGCCATGATCTCAGTTAAACAAGCAACAAGATTAATTTCTTGATCTGCGCAGAATGCAGACTTGTACTGATAATCAGCTAACAACAATACTAATTGTGGTACTTGAACTACGTTGTCACAAAGAACATCATAGAACTTTCTAAACAAAGTCTGTGGGTCATTGTCGATATTATTAACAACCCAAGTACGCATCTTCTTCCAATCTTTCTCTTTAAGAGCAGATGTAAGTTCTTGCATATTGACTTCGCCCATATTAACAAGAATACCTTCATCAATAGTACCAGATGCACTATATCTCTGAAGTTCATTTAGAATACGTCTATAGTCGGGGAAGTGTTTCTCAATTACTTTTGCTATGACTTTTGGATCTGCAGTTACGTTTTCTACTGCAAGAATTTCATTAACTCTCTTAAAGAATCTTGCCGCAATCTTTGGTCTGTCATCTTTAGTAATTTTAAATTCAATCACCGCACATCTTGAATGAAGTGGAGGAATGATTCTGTTTTTAAAGTTACAAGTAAAGATGAATCTGCAATTTTGTGAGAATTCTTCAATGAATGCTCTCAATGCTGGCTGAGTACTATTTGGATTTAAATAGTCTGCCTCGTCTAAAATAACTACCTTAGTCTTACCCGAGAATGAAACTGTAGACGCAAACTGTTTAATTTTTGTTCGTAATACATCGATACCCGATTCTTCTGAACCGTTAATAATGATATAATCAGTTTCTAACTCCTCGCATAATGCTCTTGCAATTGTAGTTTTACCTACGCCTGCGGACCCACATAATAACATATTTTGAATTTCACCTTTAGAAACCATCTCTTGAAAGACAGCCTTTTGTTCTGCAGGCAGAATACAATCATCTAATTTCCTCGGGCGAAATCTTTCAACCCAAAGAAATTGTTCTTCACGATAATCCATAATAACTCCATAATATTAAGCATCAATTTTAACCAACTTTAGAATCAGGTTCCATTGCGATTAAATAAACTAACGAGTTACTATCGTTCTTAAATAAAAATGCTTTCTTAGATGAGATTGATACTGTATATGATCCGGGCATGATCTTTAAGTTTTCTACTGCCATGTGGCAATCAAATTCCACATCGCTTGTTCCGATTGATTTCTTATAAGAATTTGCTGTTGCGTTTTTCTTATCGCCTACAGTAATTGATACTGTTCCATCATTATTGGAGATAGAGATTCTTGGAGCTGAAGTAATAGCTGCAGCTTTTGTAATAGTATTTACATCTTCTGCTGACAATTTAAATTCAAACTTAGAATCCAACTCAGGTGCCTTTTCGGGTGCCGCCACAATAACATTTAATGCTGAGTAAAAATACTCAAACTTGCCATTGTCTTTGGATACAGTTAATGAATTCTCACCAAAATCTACTTTTTGATTCTCCATGAATGTCAACAACTCCAATAAAGAGTTAAGATCATAGATAGGAACATCTACAGGAAAATCCTCTGTTACATCAGCTTTGACAAAAATGTTTTTTGCTGTGCTAATTGTGGAAATTGTCTTGCCTTTACGAATCAAAATATTACTATTGATTGTGGCAAAATTCTTTAAAATATTAATTGTCTCTTTACTTATTTGCATTATCTAACTCCTTGGTTTCAACATCATGTACATATAAAAGCATTATAGCATAGTGTAACACCTTTAGTAGGTCTTGTCTATTCCTTCCTGCTTTTTTCCCATATCTTTGGACATATTTCATCACATTGCCTGCGGTGAATCCAACTCCGTGCCCATTATCAATAATAAATTCAGTTGCTTGAAACTTGTTCATTGAATAATGTTGACCATATGTTGCATCAATATATTTTTGGAACTCTTTAATAAGTTCCCCTTCATTGTATTTGTATTCAATCATGATTTATTTAATATTCCTTAAACAATTATTGTGCCCCACGGTTAAGAATAATTCCATTTCATCTTTAGCAAAATCTTCTAAAATATAAGACGGACCAACGTGACCCTTAAACATTCCAGCGGGTGGATTATAATCTTCATGTAAACTAGAATCATCAATAATCATAATTCCATCGTCTGCTAATGCTTCAGCACAATTACAGTAATCTGCTAAAACATATGGCCAATCATGGTGTCCATCAATATAGATCATATCCCATTTTTGGCTTTTAATAACTTGTCTTGCCTTTTTTCTTTCAGATAAACTTTTAACAAGATTTGGTTCACCTAAATTGAAATGAGTATAGTTATTTTTAATATCTTCTTCGTAATTAATATCAGTTGAAAAAACAGAAACAGAATCATTCACAGCTTCTAGTGGACCAACTCCAACAACATGAGTATCCAATTTAAAATGCTTGCTCAATAAACTAAACAAAGATATTGTCTGACCGCGATATACGCCGATCTCTAAAATACTTTTCGGCTTATATTGTTCAAACAAGTAAAACCACATAGCGTGGAATGGGTCTTCCCCGAAACCTCTAGTTGAAAAATATTGTCGATGTGCAACAATTGTCTCAGGCAATTTAGGATAGCTATTTTTAAAAATTTGATACCATGCATCGGGACTCTTTACATTTTCAATGTCTGTCCCTTTAAAATCAAAAATAGACATATTCTGTAAATTCATTTTTTCCATATTAAATTTTCTTTATATTTTAGTGTGTTATTTTAACCGCATATATTATTTTAACATCGTTTAACATATGTGTCAATGTTTTATTTTGATAGTTTTCCTAAATCAAATTTATATTTTGAATCTAATTTGTTTGAATCAAAGTTTTTTATCTCTGCGAGCGTCGAAGGATATATAGGCATATCATTTGCATAAAATCCATTGCCGCAAAATGAGTAAGGATTTTCTAATTTTTTTCTAGTTTCACCAAACCAACCTTCATTCATAGAATGAATTGATATACTATCTTTAACAAAGGGGAATACAATATCTCTTAAAAAGACTTGATCATTGGTATAGTAATTTGTATTAAGCATATAATCATTCATTATACTTAATATATTATTTGGCAATTTGCCTTTATACCCAAAAGCACACGCAATTACAGGAAATTCGTAATGCGCCTCATGATCTCTAAATATGTGAAATTTAAAATTGGATTCAACCCATTCATTTACTGCCATTTGTTCTCGTAAAGTTATTCTACCATCAGAATCTCTTACTATTACCGTGTTATTTTCATCCTCAAACATAGGCAAGAATCTCCAGAAAACACCATGGCCGTGTTTAACCTCTATGATATTTGCTCGGTCTGCAATAGATTCAAACTTTGCTTTATCATCTGTATATAATCTATATTCCCAACCTGGGTAAAATTGTTGTGTTAATTCAAACTGACGAATAGCACCAGTAATATACCTATCATCATTTCCATACGCAGATGTTGATACTATTTTCGCCATGGGAAAACTCCATTATATTTTTGTTTCATTATTTCATTACCGCGTAAAAAGAATTGACCTTGTACTGAATCAGATCTATTGCCAGCTCTATAATTTACTGTATATTTTCCGGTAACCTCACATGCTATTTTATTATCTTTTAGAGTATATGTCAATGCTCTATCTACTTCAGGTTGATCGTCTGGATGCCTTGCACGTCTATACCAAATAGGACTTAATTCAAGAGCAAGTGGTTTGGAAAAAAAGAAACAATTTACATCCACAAAATAATCACGAATGACCGATTCCCAATTGCATAGACTTTCGCAATCATCGTTACAAATGAATTTGCCTTCACTATCTACAATCTTACGTAAAGTTGCTGCCCATTGATTATCTTTCACAGTATCAAGTAATGATTCCACATGTTCTGGCTCTATCCAGTTATCCTCATCTAGGTAACCTATGTAATCACCCTTTGCTATATGGGTAAACCCGCCATATATTCGGTGACCATTATATTGTTCTTTGCCCGTGGCATATGGCAAAACAACTAAATCAATATTATTAGTATCTACTTTATTTAGAATATAATTTACTTTATCTAAATGTTCTTTGCCGTCAACAACAAGAAGATGCTGAACGTCTTTATGTGTTTGTGCTTGAACTGATCTAATATTATCTTTTAAGTAATCAGATCCGGTTGTTGCTGTAATAATTGTTACCTTATGCATGATTTCTTTCAAAATAGTCATTATGTTTTTTACGCAAGTATTGTCGATTGCGCTCATATGTAGCACCAGTTTTTATATTATAATCAGTATTAGGATTTTCTCGCATTGTTCCCCAAGCAGGATTACTAATATATTTTATTGCGTATATGCAGTTTCGATAACCTAATTTGTTTAATCGAATTGACATATCATGGCAGTCATATCCGCATGGAGCCAAATTATCATCATAAAATCCAGCCTCTACATATCTTTTCCATTGCATACACGTTGGGCTCCTAATTGCAATTTCTGTAAGCATATGTTCGTTATGAGATACTTTTGTGAAATGATTCAATCCCATTTGCGTCCAATGACCAAATTCAGATTCAATTAAATTAAATTCATGTATACTATTGTTATTATCTTTAACTAAAGAACTTCCCAATCTCATACTAACATATCCTAGATCAGTATATTTATTAAATAATTCTTTTAATCGAATATCGATTGCATTATCATCTAAGATTACATCATCCTGCACAGTAAATATTAAATCATCTGATTCAGGATTGCAATTATCTTTGATATAATTAAGACCCATATTTATTGATCGAATTTCATGTACGTTATCTGCATATAGAAATATGCTGTTGGGATCATTAAATTCTTTAAGTATAGATTCACTATTATCCGAGCACCCGTCAATAATGAATATTTTTGTATGTGGATATTCTGCACTTACAGAATTATCAATACCCGAAAAAACTTTGCCTATTAGATGTTCTTTATTAAAAACAGGAACAATGAAATAACTTTTCATACTGCATTACCTAATTACGTTAAACTATACTTTACCATATAAAATTCTCTTTATAATATTTTACAATCTCAACTAATGAATCTTTAAACTCTGCTTCTGGTTTCCAACCCAGTGCCTTTAATTTTGAATCATCTATAGCATACCTGACATCTTGGCCAACACGCTTTTCTGAAAAATCCATAAATTCGTTGTAATTGCTAGCACTCCAATTAAAGAATAAATCAATTAAGTGTTTGGCAACAATAATATTTTGTTCTTCATAGTTGCCGGAGATATTATAAGTTTCATTTACAGTATTAGATTCAATAATTGTTAATACTGCGTTAGCTGTATCTGATACGTGTAACCATGTTCTTCTCGGCGAACCGTTGTCATGCATTATGATGGGTCGACCTAATGATAAGTTCTTTACTGCTTTAGGAATAAACTTCTCAACATATTGGCCAATTCCATAATTATTAGTTGGTCTAATAATTACATAGGGAACGTCATATGTTCTTGCCCAGGCAGTTACCAACATATCAGCTGCTGCTTTTGTTGCCGAATAAGGATTGCTTGGTTTTAGTAAATCTGTTTCAGAATGAAACCCATCTACAATATCGCCATATACTTCATCGGTACTGAAGTGTAGTAATGTCGGTCTTCTTGATTTTGGTTTTTGTTTGATGAGTTCTAATATCTTATGAACCCCGTTGATGTTGCTACGCAGAAAAACATCTGAGCTGACAATACTATTGTCCACGTGTGTCTCTGCGGCAGTATTAATAAAGTAGTCACAATCAACCAAGCGGTCGATATCGTTTATATCGCATCCGCCAAATGTAAAATTTTTATATTCTAGTAATTCATAAAGAAAGTCTTTATTACTAGCATACGTTTTACTATCTATACCATAAACATAGTG